ATGGCGAAGATAGTTAACGGTGAGCTGAATAAAACCCAGCTACGCGCGCTTAAACAGGCGCTGAAAGAAAACGAAATGCCCAGGGCGAAACGCCAGCGGTTGCTGTGGCGAATTGCCAAGCGCGGGATCATTCCAGCGTCAAAGCGAAACGCTCGCAACCAGATGGCACCCGATGGCAGCGCCTGGGCGCCCCGAAAACGCGGCCGCCGCAAGATGCTGCGCCAACTGCCGAAACTGCTGAAAGTGCGAGAAATACCAGAAATTGAAGCAGTGCGCATCTACCTGCAGGGCGGAAATTACCGCAGCGGCACACGGCGTATGCCAGCCGGAACAATTGGCGCTATCCACCAGGACGGCGCGCAAATGACGGTAAGAGCAACCAGCTACCAGGGACAGCCGAGCCAGGAAGGTAAACCGGCAACACGACGCCAGGCAAAGCGCCTGCGTGATCTCGGTTACAAGGTGTGGTGGAACGGGAAGTACGTCAAGCCAGCAGTGAGCTACATCACCGCAGAACTGTCGATGAAAAAAGCCGGCTTGCTAATTAAAAAGCTGGGGAAAAAAACGAGCAAGAAAGCGTGGTCGATTGACCTACCCGCCCGCGCCTTTCTCGGCGTCAGTGACGATGAATTTAACGTGATCCTGGCCCGCCAGCTGCAAGGCATAGGGTTCGGCTGGGAAGTCAAAGCACAGGATATCAAGGGGAAACTATGACCTGGCCGAGTGTAGAAATTAACCAGCTAAACCAGTACCAGGGCACGCCTACCGAGATCGAGCGGGTTGTCCTGTTTGTCGGCATCGGCGCCACCCATGCCGGCACGCTGCAACCACTAAACAGCAACACCAATCTGGACACCGTACTGGGAGCCGATGACAGTGTGCTGAAAAGCAACATCGCCGCCGCCCGCCGGAACGCCGGCAGCAACTGGTTTGCCTATGTCGCAATTTTGGCGGCTGATGCCGAAACCACTGATTGGGTGGCCGCAGTCAAAAGCGCCCAGCAGACCGCATCTGTTGAGGGTTTTGTCCTGTGCATGGACATCAGCACCAAAGCAGACATTAACGCCGCGGTGACGCTGCGCGCCGATCTCATCGGCAAAAACAGCCGCTGGTTGTGGGCGATCCTGTCCGTTGCCGGCCCCGATGAAACTGAAACATGGGCGCAATACAACACGAAATTGGCAACACTGCAGGACGGTATCGCCGGGCCGAGCGTCCAACTGGTGCCGCGCCTGTGGGGCAATGAGCCGGGTGTCCTGGCTGGCCGTCTGTGCAACCGTTCGGTAACCATTGCTGACAGCCCCGCCCGTGTTCGCACCGGCGCCCTGGTCGATATGGGCCGCGATGAGCTGCCCGTCGACAGCACCGGCGCACCGTTGGATCTGGCTGTACTGCAGGCGCTGAACGCCAACCGCTACAGCGTGCCGATGTGGTACGTCGATTACGACGGCCTGTATTGGTCTGACGGCCTGACACTTGAAGTCGATGGCGGCGATTATTCGGTGATCGAATACCTGCGCACAGTCGACAAGGCCGCGCGCCGGGTTCGTCTGTTGTCTATCCCGAAAATCGCTGACCGGTCGCTGAATTCCTCGGACAGCAGCATCGCCGCACATGAAACCTATTTCAGCAAACCTATGCGAGAAATGGCGATTTCATCCCAAATCAACGGGGTGACATTCCCAGGCGAAGTGAAGCCGCCGAAGGATGGCGACGTGGTGATCACCTGGTTGAACAGCACCAAGGTGCAAATTTTCATGACTGCGCGGCCGTATGCCAGCCCGAAAGAGATTTCGATCGGCATCCTGCTCGACACCAGCCTGACGGAGTAACGCCCCCATGAGTAAACGTATTTCAGGCATGAGCTTTGATTTCGATATGGAAGGCGTCGCCATCCATGCGGAAAGCATCTCGCTCAACATCACAGATAACACCGCCGTGACCAAAACCCGCGGCGTGCCGGATGGCTACACCGACGGCGACGTCGAAGCCGACGGCGAGATTGAATTGGACAGCAAAAACCTGATTGCCGCACAGGCATCGGCACGCAGTGCCGGCAGCTGGCGCGGTATTCCGCCAAAAGATTTCCTGTTCTACGCCAAGGCCGGCGACGAGGAAATGAAAGTCGAGGCATTTGGCTGCAAGGTCATGATCTCCGATCTACTGAACATCGACCCGACCAGCGCGGACAAGACCAAGCACAAAATCAAGTACATCGTGACATCGCCGAACTTTGTACGCCTCAACGGTATTCCGTATCTGTCCGCAGACGATACGCGCGACCTGCTGGGATAACGTGATGCAAGACCATGAGAAAAAGATTTTAACGCTGGCGCTGATTGGCGCCGCCATTGCCATTGGCAAGGTACTCAGCAGCAACGAACCGCTGACCCCGCGCCTATTTTTCGGGCGCATGATCCTGGGCGCCGGTGTGTCGATGATTGCCGGCGCCGCGCTGGTGCAATTCCCTGACCTGTCGCCGGTGGCGATTAACGGTATCGGGGCCGCGCTGGGGATCGCGGGGTATCAGGTTGTTGAGCGCTGGCTGCGTCACCGTGGCAGCAAATTTGTGCAAGGGGATAGCAATCATGACGTTAAGTGAAAAACAGCAGCTGTTTACCAAACTGATCGCCCAACTGATTTTATGGGCCGATGAGAAAGGCTATCGCATGACGTTCGGTGAAGCCTACCGCACACCGGAACAGGCTGCGCTGAATGCCAAGAAAGGCAGCGGCATCAGCAACAGCCTGCACACAAAACGCCTGGCCGTAGACCTGAATTTGTTCATTAACGGTCAGTACCAGACCAACAGCGCAGCCTATCTGCCGCTGGGCGAGTTCTGGGAAAGCATCGGTGGCAGTTGGGGCGGAAGGTTTAAGAACAATCCCGACGGTAATCACTTCAGCCTCGAGCATGAAGGCGTGCGCTGATGGCCCAGGCGAAACCGTTCATCGTGTTGACCCTGCTGGCCGCCGTATTTTGGGCTGGCTGGTTTACTGCTGGCCTGTACAGCGACAGCCAGCAACTGGTCATTGAACGGGCCGCCACCGCCGGTGCCGAGCAGTCGCGCCGGTATACCGAAAATATGGCGGGCGAATCGGCCCGCCTGCTGGAAAGCAAATTAGCGGAGCTAAGCGCCAATGAAACGCACACCGAACGGGTTATTCGCACTGAAGTGGTTAAGCCGGTATTCAGCAACGTGTGTGCTACTGCTGATTATGTCCGGCTGTTCAACGCCGCCACCGACAGCGCCGAACATACCCTATCAGGCCAATTTGTTGGCCCGGTGCCCGGAAACACTGCCGAGGCTAAACGGTAGCACCGGGACAGCGTTCGCCACGGCGTTGGAAGAATACCGCAAGATTTACCCCCCGTGCGCGGCCAGACATAACCAGCTGGCTGCTGAAATAGAGCAGAGAGAAAAAGGATTAAACCCATGAGCGACAAAGTAAAAATCGAAATTAAAGTCAACGGTCTGGATCTGGTTTTTGAGCCGAACGTCATCGCATATAACAAATTTATCAATGAGATGTCACCCGACAACAAGGTCGCGCCGGCAACCAACTTCCTGCGCCGCATTGTTCACCCTGACAGCAAGGAAGCACTGGACAAGATCCTCGCCCTGCCAGGCGGTGCGGTGAAGCTGGTCGGTAAGGTGAGCGACATTTATTCGCCTGAGCTGGAGTTCGAAGTAAAAAACTAGCCCGCCGCGCGCAGGCGATCGACGACAACCAGCTTGAACAGCTGTTAATCCTGCGCCGGCGATACCTGCCGGGCGAGCCTGACGATGAAGAGTCGCTCGCCCGCGCAATGTGGCTAGACAATCGGTATTGGCAAAACATGGCGATCGCAGTGAATAACGGGATCGGCAAAGCGTTCAAGGGTGCGTAATGAAACAGCTGGAAGTGATGTTATCGCTGGTCGACAAGTTTTCGCGCCCTCTCAAAATGGCCGGCGGCGAGCTGAACAACTTCGCCGGCAAATCCCGCGCCGCCTTTGGGCAAATGGTTGCCGGCGGTGCCACCTTATGGGGTGTCGCCCAATCAATCATGGGCATCCTTGGCCCTGCTGATGAAATGCAGCGCGCGCTCGCCGAAGTGAAATCTATTGGGGTGGCGGACTCGGCACTGAAAAACCTCAGTAATACCGCGATCATGTTCAGCATGAAGTACGGCGAATCCGCCGCCGGGTTCGTCGCCTCCGCCGCATCCATTGCCGGCGCTATTGATGGCCTGTCTGATAAAGAGCTGCGCACCTTCACCACCGCTGGCTCAATTTTGGCAAAAGGCACCCGCGCGGACGCCAACACCATTACCGATTATATCGGCACCATGTACGGCGTGTTTCAAAAAACCGCCGACGCGATGGGGCGTTCCAGTTGGGTGGAGGTCATGACCGGCCAAACGGCCGAAGCAGTGAAAATTTTCAAGTCAGACGGCAAGCAGATGTCTGACGCGTTCACCTCGATCGGCGCCAACGCCACCGCCGCCGGGATCGGTATGTCGGAACAGTTCGCCATCCTCGGCCAACTGCAGGCCACCATGAGCGGCAGCGAGGCAGGGACAAAATACAAAGCCTTCCTGCAAGGCGTCGGTAACGCCCAGAAAACGCTTGGCCTGACGTTCGTCAACCAAGACGGTTCGATGAAAGGCATTGTCGACATCATGAGTCTGATCCAGAAGAAATACGGCGATATCAAGAAAGTGGCCGATTCAGACATGATTAAAAAAGCCTTTGGCTCTGATGAGGCGGTATCCCTGATCAAGCTGCTGGCGCAGAACGTCGACGGCCTGAAAAACAACATCGACCAGATCGGCAAAATTAACGGCATGGACAACGCCCGCAAGATGGCCGCAGACATGACCAACCAGTTTGATCGGCTGTTGCAGGTGTGGAACGGCATGCGCATCGCCGTGGGCGGCGCGCTGATGCCGGTCATTAACCCACTCATTCAGCGGATGTCAGACATGGGTACCCAGGCAACCGCCTGGCTGCTGAAATTTAAAAACATCGCGCGCTGGATTGGCTATCTCGCGATCGCCCTAACCTCTCTGGTTGCCGTCTTCGCCCTGGCAAATATTGCTGTCGCCGCAGGTAAATTCCTCTGGATGGGCTTCCTGATCGTGCTCAAGCTGCTGCGCCCGGTGCTGTTGATGTTACGCCTGGCATTTTTCCTTACCGGTCTGGCCGCCAACTTCATGGGCCTTCCGATCACGCTGGTCATTGGCTTGATTGCCCTGCTGATCGCTGCTGTATGGGCGTTCGTCGCCTATTGGGATGAACTGAAAGCGGCAGTGATGAATACCGCCGCATTTCAATGGCTGATGGGTATCGTTGACCAGGTCGGCGCGATGTTTGGCGCAACCTGGGCAATCGTGAAAGAAGGCTGGCAGAACGTGGTCAACTTCTTCATGGGACTGTCGCCTGTACAGGCGTTCACCGATTTTAAAAACACCATTACCGATGTATTCAAGGGGTTGTGGGACTACCTGAAAAACAGCTTTGCGCAGACCTATAACTGGATTGTGGACAAGCTGAACATGATCCCCGGCGTCGACATCGAAATGAAAAACGTGGCGCCAGAAGTGACCCCAGCCGGAAGCCAGCCAGGTAGCGCGCCGTTACTGACGGGCAGCAATCTGCAATCAACGGGCCGCGGCGGCATCATGGGCCAGGTTAGCCAGTCGACCAATAACAACAGCAGCGCGCGAACCCAGACGATCGGCACCGTGCAATATAACGTGACGCAACCACTGACCCCGCAGGCACTGCAAGAAAACATGGAGTTATACGGTCATGGCTGATGAAAAACTGTATATCGACCTGCTGATCACTGACCGCGACTTTACGCTGAATGCCGGCTTTGAGCCGGTACTCTGCAATAACCTGGTTAGCATCGGCCAGGACATCAAACACGCCATCATGGAAAGCGGCCTCGCGACGTTGCTGGTTGCCGAACGTAGTCCAACGCTGCGTGCAGACATCATTTTGCAAATCACCCTGTTGGTAGAAGATGACGAACGGCTGATCCCCAGCACTATTTATGTGACTGAGGAAGCCAGCGGCCGCCTGCTAATCACTGCCGATACCTATGATTTTGGCCCACTCAGCACCGGGATGACCTATGACGAATAAACCAACCGTTGATTTTGAGGCCGCACTGCGTGCCGGCGGCATGCCAACCACCGAGGCCGAAGTTAAAGCCGAATTCCAGAAGGTTGTCGACGACGAGGGCATGATCACCAATACCTCGAAAATGTCGCCATTCTGGCGCCTGATCACGGCAATCGTAACTAAACCCGTGATCTGGCTAAAAGACATTCTGGTCACCGTGGTGATGGCAAACATGTACCTCGCCACTGCAACAGGTGCTTACCTGGACTTATTCGCCTGGGCAGTCAACTTATCCCGTAAGGATGCGACCTTCACCCAGGGCGTGATCAGTTTCTTCAAGTCTGACCCGACGCTGCTGATCACTATCCCTGCCGGTACGGTGATCCAAACTGAGCGCATAGACGACAAGGTTTACCGGGTGATGACCGTCGCCGAAGTGGTGATACCGGCAGGAACGGCCAGCCAGGCGATCGCCGTGAAGGCCGAGGAAAGCGGCACGGCCTACAATCTGGCGCCGGGGTATTTCCGTATTCTGCCGACCGACATTCCCGGCATTTCGCGAGTTGAAAACCTCGACAACTGGCTGACCCAGCCCGGCGCCGATCAGGAGTCAGACGACGAGCTACGCGACCGCAGCCGGAATCAGTACAACCTTGTTGGCTCTTATCACATCGACGCGGTTTACCGCAGCATGATTGCCAGTGTCGCTGGCCTCAGTACCGACCGCGTTTATTTCGAGCATGACGCCCCCCGCGGGCCGGGCACGGCAAACGCCTATTTGCTGCTTGATACTGGCGTGCCGGCGGACTCTTTTATCGCTGCCGTTAACGATCACATCATGGTGCAGGGCTATCACGGGCACGGTGATGATATGCGCTGTTTTGCCATGCCAGAAACGCAGCACAATTTAACGGTCACCGCGTACATGTTCACCACGCTGAACCTGAGCGACGACGAACAGGCGGACTTGAAACAGGACATTGAAAACTTTGTCCGCTGTGCCTTCCGTGATAACGCCACCTACACGGTAACCAAAACCTGGCCGCACAGCCGCTTTAGCTTCTCGCGCCTGGCTGAAGAGCTGCACCTGCAGTTTTCGGCGCTGGAATCGGTCACCTTTTCACTGGATGACATCATCAGCGGATTATCGATCCCGCGCCTGGCCTCGTTAAATGTGGTGCTGACCAATGGATAAACCGCTGATCACCTTGCCCAGTTGGATGAACAAAGGCGAGCCGAAGAAACTGGCGGCCGCCTGCGTCAACTTCTGGGAGAAGGTCAAAGGCTGGATCTCGTTTCCACTGGCCCAGGGCGACCCGGAAACCTGCACAGTTCAGATCCTGAACTTGCTGGCGTACCAGCGCGATATCGATCGTTTTGAAGGGGAACCGCTTTGGTTGTACCGGCTGCGAGTCAAACACGCGTTTGTTAACGCGCAGGACAGCGGCAGCTTTATCGGCTTCAAACGCATATTTGAACGCCTGACAATCGGCGATATGCAGCAGCTTGAGCGCCAGCCGGGCGTCGATTGGGACGTCATCATTATCCGCGTCAACGACAACCAGCTGGCCGCTAACGCCACGTTGATGAATGAGATCATCAGGAAATACGGCCGCACCTGCCGCCGGTATCGGTTCGAGGTGCTTAACGTCGCACCGCTGGGCATGCGTGCCGGTTGGTTCGATAACGATCACCAGCTGATCGCCGCGCGGCCAGGCAAAGACGCCGCGATTATCACCGAAAGCCGACTGTATATCATGACCGAAGCCGGCGAGATTTTGACAGTTTAACCATGCGGCACAGTTGGATTTGTCTGTTATGGCCAACGTATCGAGCACAGACAATCACAGCGATGCTGCAGCACACTGAAAGGGGCCGAGATGTCAGCCATTATCACCAGAAAATACGAGCAGTGGGCGGCAAGCCAGGCGGCCAATAATCTGCCGGCACGCCCGGATACGTTCGTTTTTGCCTATATCCCAGGGCAAGACCATGAAGCCGAGATCAGCCGCGACGAGCCATTACCGGCGCCGGCCAACATCGTGCACACCGCACCGGTCATGCAATACGGCATGCTCAACACTGACGCGGTGGTTTTCTCTGTGGTGCTGGACACCTCCGTCGGCGATTTTGATTACAACTGGATCGGGCTGGTTGACCAGGCCAGCAACACGCTCTGCATGATTGTGCACACCCACACCCAGCGAAAAATCGCAACCAGCGGCCAGGAACAGGGAAACACCCTGACACGCACGCTGGCGATGGAATTCAACGGCGCCGCAGGCACCACGCAGATCAATGTGACCCCGCAGACGTGGCAAATCGATTTTTCAGCGCGGATATTCGGCCAAGATGAGCAACTCCGCCTGGCTAATTGGGATGTCTACGGCGAGGGCGCCTTCTTCGGCGATGCCTTCCTTGTCGTGCGCAGCGGCGACACGTTCACCGCGACCGCGGGAAACGGCTACGTTGGCGGTATTCGGGCTGAGCTTGAGACTGACACCCCCATCGACGTACCCAAATGGACAACCACGGTCTGGGCCGATGTAAGTTGGCAAGGCGCTACAACCAGCCGCTGGTCGGCGCATATTGCGCTGACCGCCGCCGACACTTTGGAAGACTACACCGACGCCCAGGGATTCAGGCATTACGTCACGGCGATCGCGCGTATCGGTGCTGATGGCGCGGTAACTGACCTGAGAAAAAAAGGCTCTCAAGGTGAACAGGAAGCCAGCCGGCTGTTTCTGCGCAAAGCCGCCAATCTGTCGGACATGACCGACCCCGCCGCCGGGCGCGATAATCTGGGCCTGGGGGAACTGGCAACAAAAGATATGCTGTACGCGCACGACGTCGGTGCCTACACCCAGGGCGAAGCCGATCTGAAGTTTTTCCCGCGCACAGGCGGAACAATCACCGGCCCAACCAATGCCCTGGGCGACGTTGGCACGCAAGGCGGAAGTTTTGTTATCCGCAATTCTGCCGGCGCGCAAATTGGGATCATCACAGCAGATAACGAGGGCAACCTCACCCTGACATCAAATGTTTCAGGAAAAAATTTCGGGCTTGGATTGGGCGGTAATTTCGGCACCTCGGCCGGCGTCGAAATTTACGAATCCGGTCAGCGAGTCTACAGCCCGAACAACCGACCAAACGAATTCCACGTCGATGGGCCGAACTGGTGGTCGCGAGATTCCAGCGGGAAAATAACCCAGGGGGGCATCGTTAACCGGGTGGATAATTCAAACCAAGTGCAGTTCAACATCCCGTTTCCTAACGGTGTATTGAACGTTGATTTAACCCTACGCGAGGTAAGCGAAACTGGCTCGGAACGAAATATTATCGCCCAGGGCGCAACAACGACCGGTTTTTGGTGCTGGATGAACGAAAACGAGCTTTCAGCCTATTGGAAGGCCGAGGGGTATTGATCATGTGGCAACGCGTCACCCTGGGGTTTCCCGACAATCTCGCGCCGATCAGCTGTTCACTGCTGACGGTCAACCCGTGGACGTATGGCGCCGGCCAGGTGACACCATCCGGGAATTACCTCAGCCCGGAGAACGCCGTCAAGTTTTTGGCCGGCAAGTTAAAGGCCGCCGGCGGCACGCCTGGCGCCGTTGGCTTCCTGATCACTGCGACGCAAAGCGACCGTTTTCTGGCTGATTTGGCCGGATTTTCTGCATTGTTACCGCTGCCAGAACTGCAGAAAACCGCCCGCAAGGCCGTGGCCCAGGCCGAACTTGCTGCCACGAAAATGCAGCTGCCAGGGCTGCAGGGCACCGGGCTACCTGATATTGCCCCGCTGTCACTGAGCACCACCAGGGCCGCCCAGAATGCCCAGCGCATCCAGGCTGCCGCAGAATCTGCAGCCGGCGGTATGTCGTTTGATGACATTACCGGTGCGCTGCAAAGCCTGGAAGATGCAGCCAGCCAGGCGCAACAGGCAGCAGAGAAAGCGTTAACAGAACTGAAAAGCCGCCGCGTCGATGCCTGGATGTTCAGCGACCAAGGGCACCCGGCCAATTTGGCAAACAATCTTATGAACGGCATTCCAGAGCCTGACGCAATTTTCACGCTCGGCGCGCTGTTCGTGGGTGACGTCGGCGAACTGTTAAGGATGGTGAAACCATGACGATCATACTGCTGGCGCTGGATGGCGAGGCTATCCCGATGAAGTCAATCAAGGTTTCCCCCAAATTGACGATCGAAACGAAAGACAAGTCGGGGCAATCATCCAGCACCACACAATCAGAGAACGGCGTTAAGGCTAAGGAACTGAGTGTGTCCGGCCTCATCGACTTCAAAGACAAAGCCTTACTATCGCGCATCTTTACCCTGGCTGAAGCCAAAGGCAGCGGCGGAGAAGGCCGACGTTATCGCATCGCTAACCCCGTAGCCCAGGCGATAAATATGCGGCAAGGGATGTTTACCGGCAGCATAGAAGCCACAGAGCAAACCGATAAATTAGCCTGGCAGGTAAGCTTTACCCTGACCGAACAGCTGAGCACCGCTGAAAAATCCAAGGGCCGTAAAGCGGCCAATGCGCCAGGCAGTACCACTAAAACGCAGAGCGCCGGCGGTACTGCCGCGGCCCCGTCTGATGCTGCTGACGAGCAAGAAAAAGAACTGACCGGCTTTGAGAAAATCCTGAAAAAGGTCGATGACCAGTTGGGGGCATTATGAAACCCATTGTTACCCTGAAAATTGGCGCGATAGATGCCCCAGTTTCAGCCTATGAAGTGGTGACCGACCTCAACGACACCGGCCGCGGCTTCATCACTGCTAAAATTGCGGACGACGCCACCGGGGCAATCGTTCGCCTCGATCTTGGTTACAACAACTCCGCATACCGCTGGTTTACTGGATATGTTGAACGCGATCAGCCATCCGATAACGGGTTTCGCCGGCTGTTTGTCCGGGAAATGACCGGGGTTTTCGAAAAACGTTGGCCGTTGTCATTACAGCACCCCACTCTGCGCCAGGTCACCCAGGCGTTAAATATTGCGAGTGGTATTGAATTCATTTTGCCGGCAGCGGATTACGCCGACACACCTATCCCGCACTTTGTTCACAGCGGCACTGGCTGGCAATTGCTGAACTCGCTCGGCCGGGCCTTCGGCATTACTGATTACATCTGGCAGCAGTTGCCTGACGGTTCAGTATGGCTCGGCCGTTGGCAAGATTCGCGCTTTGCTGACCTGCCCGTTGAGATCCCGACTGAATACGCATCGAGCACCGGCGCCGGTAATTCGGTGACTTTACCGCTGATCCCCTCGGTGCGCCCTGGCGTTATGGTCAACGGGCAGCGTATCACCCGGGTAGCCATCAAAGACGGCGACATGACGCTGACCTGGACGCCACTCAATGCCAACGGCGAACCAAAGGTAAAGCCGGCTTTTCAGCGGCAACTTGAGCAGTTGAATCCGGAGATCGCCTCCGGCCTGCACCTGCCAAAGTTGGCGCGTGTGGAAAATTACACCGAGCCGGCAGAGTTGGGCGACATCGCCGATGCATTCCGGCCAAAATATGCCGTTGGCGTGCAACTGCTTGACGAGAACGGCCAGGACAGCAAGGGCACACCCGCATATCCTGCAGTACAGCTACCGGTGACAATGGGCGGTGATGAAAGCGGCTTCATGCAATACCCACCGCCAGGCACGCTGGTAGAGCTGGCGTTTCAAGATGGCCGCCAGGATAAACCCTTTATTCGCCAGGTACTGCCCAGCAATACCAGCCTGCCCGCCATCAAGCCAGGCGAACAGCTGCAGCAGCAGCGCGCCGAGGTGTTCCAGCGCGTAACAGCGCCGGGCGACTGGCATCGCGAAACTGACCAGGCGATCAGGGAGGTTTCAGCGTCCCGAACAGTGGAAGCTGACAAGGAAACCCGCAAGGTTATCGACCGCGAGATCACCGTCCAGGCTGATGACAGCAAGACTGTGCTGGGCACGGCGAGAACCACAGCCGGCGCCGTAACGCATATTGCCCGCGGCGACTACACCGTCGGCACCAGTGCCAACCTGAAGACCGCAGCCAAGGCAGCAGACGAGAAGATCGCCCAGGGTAAAACCGTGGATATCGGCGGCACACTTACCGAGCGCATCGCCGGTGTACGCCAGAGCATTTCTGCCGCGCTGCAGCTGCAGGCTGCTACCACAACGATCGGCGATGGCGTGACTAACATCCTCACTCTACTGACTGAAACCCTCGACCTGGTCGACACCCTGGCACAGCGAACGGCGGAGCACACCCATAGCAACACCGGCACCCCAACCAACGCCGCCGAGATAGCGCAGACATCGACCACAGCCACCGAGCTGAAAGGCAAGTACAGCCCCCTAATCGGCTAG